ACTTAGATGGACTTTAATGGTGATGTTAGATGTGTTCATATAGATTGGGAACACCACTCCATCAACTCCATTTCTGTTTTTGGCTATAAAGATACGACCCTCGTTATTCAATTTGTCCTCGGCGGTCCTGGATATTGAAAAAATAAAGTCTGCGACAAAACATTTGTTAAAGGCCTCTGATATTGATTCCATAGTGATAACTTCGGCATTTAGCCCAGAACGATTTGTCTGGGAAGCAGTCCATACACAGCATTTGTGTACTTGCGCCAAGGCTCTCAACTGCTCATAAATAGTCTCCAATTCGTGCCTTTTCTCTCTTAAATTTGAAGATGGCCTCAAAAGGTCCGCATAATCGACGATTATCACATCCGGAGTAAAGTCCCGGTTCTTCATTTTTTCCAAATGATGCTTTAGTGTATTGACACTCGAAGATTTTGTTGGATATTCCTTGACAATCAAGTTTCCTTCGAGATCTTGAATTTTCTCGTATATCTCTTCCTTAAAAGAGTGGAGGGAGCCAAGTGGGACTTTGGTCAGGCAAGAATCGAACCGTGACCCAACCACGGTGTCCGAAAGCTCTAGAGTATAATAGACCACATTCTTTCCGGCCGCTATGGCTTGGGCGCCGATGTGGACGAGAGCCATGGACTTTCCTGCACCAGTAGGGGCGATGACGACACCCAACTCTCCGGCGCCCAAGCCTTGGTGAGTTATACTATCTATCTCAGACCAGCCAGTGGGAACTGGATTTCTAGCCTTCAAGATGAATCTTTGTTCGAAGTCTTTTAAATAATCATGGCCAAAATCAGAATCAGAACCCAGGCGCAAAGCCTCATTAATGACTTCGGCAATTTCGTCGAACGAGGACTTCTGAAGCAACTTCACAGACCTTAACATTGCTCCTTTGAGCTTTTGCTTTCGACAGAAGTCTAAACTAGTCTCCTTGATATATGTCGATTCTTCTATATCGGATTTAGATATTCTAGCAAAGAAATTTCTAATTTGCTGTTGAACCGATTCATTTAGATTTTCTATTTCCGTTCTCAAGACTGAAGTCATTATCTTTTCAGTGGGATGGACTTCAAACTTTTCGCGGTATTTCGAAATTAAATTTACAAATTCCTGAAGGTATTTTAGTTCTAGGAAATTAACGTCGAGGACTTCGAACATCTGGTCAGCAAACGGTCTATCGATCAGTATCAAATGGCACAGCATTTCTTGAAAGTCTTTGCCATATTGACTAAAATCTTCTTTGGACATTCGCCCCCCTATCTAATGTTAATATAACATTAAATATTGTATTTGTCAAACATTACTTGTGATTCTTTTGAAGGTGGCGAACAGAGCCGTAGTGTTCCACTCTCCAAATCCGTCATTTGACATCCTCTTTATCACACCAGTCTTATTAAACTGGGGTTCGTAATTTTCAACAGTTTGTTTAATTCTCCTCTTACCGTCGATTGAGATAGATGGAGAATACAGTTGCATAATCTTATAATTCTCTACAATCGTCTCTCTGCTCTCAAGTATGGAAGAAAAGACTCTCAGATTGGTGTTATCGTTTTCACAGAAATCAAACAGTTTATCGAAGGCGATGTCGGACTCTTCAGCAAAGAACGGAAACCTTTTTGAAATCGTAGCTAACCCGACGCCCTTGGCGCCTGGAAGGTTGTCTGATTTATCTCCTGCGATTGCGCGTGCCAAGGCAAAGTTGCCAGGGTGAATCGAAAACTCCTCCAGAATCCTCGGCTTGTTTACAAACTTTTTCTGAATCGGGCGATAAATAACCGTCTCATTATCGCAGAGTTGAAAAAAATCTTTATCGCTCGAAACGATTACCTTTTGCCACCCTTTGTAGTGTGGAAGCTGGACCACATAAGAGATAATATCATCTGCCTCGACGCCATCGTTCATCAGTTGGATGACCGGCATATCGTTTAGTAATTCCATTAGCCTATGTTGCTGCCATACCTTATTTTTCATCTCCTCGTCTTCAGTCAGATTCTTTATGTCTCGATTCAAACGAATTGGCTTACGCCCTTCTTTATAGTTCTTGTTGACCGCCTTCCTTCTCTGCGATCCACCTGCGCCATCCCAAGCTATGATAATTTCATCAGGCTTCATTTCTCGACATAACTTCTGGAGGATCTTAACGAACCCCTTGTATCCTCCGATGGGTTGCCCATTGGTAGACAAGCTCGGGTCTACGATATAAGCTCTAAAATATGCGTTAAGGGCATCTATAACCAACAGTCTTTTCACTCTTCACTCTCCGGATTTTTCTCTTTATCTTTCTCTGCCAAGGTCTTTAATATATCAAAGTAACTTGACATTAACTCTTCTTTGCTTTCTTCCGAATCTTCGTTGTACCATACCCAGGCGTAAGAATTCGTCATTTGCTTTATTTCTTTCTTTATCTTTTCAGATTCTAGCTCAAGGATCTTAACCTGTTCATCGCTCAATAATCCGATGTCGATACCAAGATCGAGGGCTATTTGCTGAAGGGCGAATAGTCTATTTTCCTCGGCGGCAGATGTGGCCTTTAGAAAGATCGCCCTTTTGTGCTTTCTCTCCTCTTCCGAAAGAGAAGTCAATTTATCCGGATGGGTCACTGTAACAATTCTCTTATATAAGTCTTTAACATCCTTATTGATGTTCTTCTTATCTATTTGGAATATGTCACTCTTTTCGGCATCTGCCCCATGTGCGTCGTCCTGTTCAGGAGAGAACTCTTGCTGTGCTGGGGCACTTGAAGCTGGTGGGGTTGGTGAAGGATTTGTCATCCTACTCATCACTTCCTTCTGGAAGTTATTCCCCGCATCTTGTAAGGCAGCAGTATGGTATTCCAAATCTGCATAAAGAAACTTCAATTCGAATAGTAGCTTGTGATGCTTTAACTTGTTCTTGTGACTTGCCATACTATAATATAGTCAACTGGCAAGTCAAAGGACAAATTGGTGAGCAAGTTTAGCTAGCGTCGGTGGTGATGATGGCGAGTTGGTGCGTGGTGCGACCGTGTCTGGACATGGCGATGATGAGAGCGGCTAGTGTGGAATGTTACCACTGGTACTCGGACGATTACACGGGGGCGAACGGGCGGTGCTGGTGGTCGGCATAGTTCGACGATCTTCCAGTGAGCTTCATGATAGTGACCATGACTATCTCGGTAGGCGTCTACCCACACCTTAGTCGATTCGCACCTATCACAGGCGGCTGCTTCATCGAGTGGCAAAACGATTGCCATTGCCAGTAAGGCGATTTTAAATAATTGTTTCATCTCTCTCTCCTACTTTTAGGTTATGTTAAATCTCTATAGTCTCTTCATTTTCGTAAAAATCTTCTGCTTTTCCTTGCCGATTATCAAATTTATAAATGATCTCTTCATCGATGATCTGATATACTCTTTGTCGAAATTTATCGTCCTGCATCTTGTCGGCCCACTTTGAGGCTTGGAACTTTTCAGTCGATCCGTCGTCGAAAACCATTGTAAACCAGGCGCCGGATTGCTTGATGTTGTCAGAGCCCTTGACGGCCTCAAAAAGGGACTCATCATCTTGGATGCTGACCTGATCTCCTCCCCATAAAATTCGAAAGTTGCAGCGTCGACCCTGTGTTCCGAACCTTGACTTCTCAAGCTTTACTTTGACTTCTGACCCAATGCGGAATCCATTATCATCCAAGACGAAACTAGCTTTTGCCTTGCGACCGGTGAGCCAGATGCGTAAAGAATACGCATAAATCATGGCTTTTCCGCCGGGAGTAACATACGGGGTAGTCATAGCCTCGCTGGGAGAGCGGGTAATATTTGTCTTTAGCTGATTTAGGACTAGGAAAGTCGATTTAGTGTTTGCGATTGCTAGTGTCAACTTCGACATACCTTTCGCTAAAATACGAGCTTTCATCGCCATAGATGACTGAGGGTTGAAATCCCCCTCGACGTCGGAAATTGCGGGAGTCAATGCCAGAGAATCCCAGATAAAGAGGATCTGGTTGTCTGAACCAAGAAGCTCCTCCATGGTTTCCAGAACGAACTCGACAGAGGTTGCTTGAACATAAAGTAACTTGTCGAGATCGCATCCGGTGTTCTCAAGGAAGGTTGGGTCAATGGCCGATTCCGAATCAAAATAAACAACATCCACTCCCATCTTTTGGGCGTTTGCTGCGATCTGAGCGGCCATATATGACTTCCCAGTCGCTTCAAGGCCGGCGATTTCCGTAACCTTGCCCACCGGAATTCCGGAAAGCTTTCCTCGACAAATAATAGAATCAAGCCAACGAGATCCCGTCGGAATCCATTGCGTAACTTCTGTCGGATTCTTTTCCTTCAGGTTATGGGCAACGTTCATTCCCGCCTTTTTATTGATAATCTTCTGCATATCTCCCAGAGATAGCTTACCAGGTGATGTTGTTTTTTTAGCCATCTATGTTCCTTCTTCTGTGATCTCGACCAGTTCAATTTCAAACAATAGGCTCTTTCCTGCAAGGGGGTGGTTCAAGTCGACCGTAATAGCTTGCTCATTAATTTGAGTTACATGTCCGACTGCCGTTGAGCCTTCTGCATTCGATAGTGGGATTGGCATACCAACTTGTAGTTCCAAATCTTCCGGGAACGCAGAACGATCGATGTGTGTCACTGCGGCGGGGTTGGGTGGGCCATAGGCATCTTCTGGGGCTAGCAGCGCCTCTTTCTTCTCTCCGATTGACATACCTACAATAGCGTTGCTAAAGCCGGCGATCAACCTTTCATCTCCCACTTTGACTGCCAAGGGCTCTCCGCGAGTATATGAGTTATCAAATTCTGCTCCATCTTCAAGTGTCCCGCGGTAATTAACCAAAACGTGATCACCATTTTTTACTGTCGACATAATAATCCTTTATTTTTTAAGTTTGAGGCACCTGTAAACCCGTGCCTCCCTGCGGCATGTTTTTAATTTCCTGTTAGCTCGTTGAAAGCTGACAAAACTTCAGTTGAACTAGAGGCTGGTTTATAAGCTTCCGAGTCTGTTAGATCAATTCCGGCGACAGGGTCGGCGGAGTCTCCAAGCGAAGCCATGAAGGAATCGAGGGCCTCTTGAACCTCCTCTAAGGACTTGGTCGGAAAGAGATTGTCGAAGTTTGGAATATTCTCCAGCAGGCGTGAGCACTCTTCATCGCCGCCAACAGCTTCATCACAAAGCGGAGAAGTGCGGCGCCGAGGTGTCAAAGTTGTCTTTGGGAAGTTAGCGCCAGGAGGCTTGCCATACGTCAAAGTCAGATCTGTCCCTGCGTCGACGTCAGTGATATCTCCGTATTCGGGATTTAGAACCAGATTCAACAACGAGGTGTAAGCTTCTTTGCCATATCCCCAGATTCGAATTCCACCAGACTCTTCCCCTCGGACCATTACTGGAGAGAAGAAGCGTTGTCGAGGTGTCATATCCTTGGCCAACTTAAGAGTGTCTGTGTCTTGCGTGCTATTATATTCCTTCCAAAGCTGATCCTTGAAGTCACAGATAGGGCAATCATCTCCATGATTTTTCTTCGGACATATCAATCCACCGCGTTGCTCTGGGCCGAGGTTATAGTGAAACCAATAATCCTTGAAAGGGTCACCGTCCGAAGTCGGAACGATACGGATAACCTGCTGACCATCCTGTGGGCGCCAGAAGGAACCTCCGGCTTTGCCGTTGCTCTTTACGTTATCAAGCCGTGCTTGAATTTTTGTTAAATCTAATCCCATTTATTTTTCTCCTAGTAGTTTGCCGATTGGCTAAAGTCAGAATAACAAATCTCTTATTCTGCTAATTTTGTTTAAGATAATGACAGCAATACTGCCATCATTGTAATACTAATATAACATAACCTCCCCAGATTGTCAAGGACTTTCTGAAACTTTATTCGTTATTTTTATTTTGAATGCATGGAGTCCTTTCGATGACATATGCGATATCGTAATCATAATCAGTAGAATAAATGGCATAAGATACCTTAACATTTTCTTCCGATTTTGACTTTATTTGACTCATTATTTTTTTAAACAATTTACCATCATTCTTAAGTTTTTCTTCATTGATACCATAAATATAGCATTTTTCTCTCACATTGTCAAGCGAAAAAAACTTTTTTTCCTTATTCTTGGCTGCATCGTATATGCCGATGGTAGTAATTCGATGTGTTATCTTTGACTTCTCAATCTTTCCAATCACGGGGTCTGTATTATCAAAGACCTTTATCATATGGAATGCTGGTACCAATACCTCGTTCAGCTTATCGTGATATCCGATAATTGGCGCGCCGTCGATAATTTCATCCAGTGCTTCGTTTGATATAAGATACATCTTCTCAAAAACTCCGGATCTCGCGTATTCCTGGAGTACCCCGAATACAACCTTCTCGCGGAGCAGCGGAGTACCACCCAACAGGGACATGTCTGGCTTTATATACATAATCGAGATTGACAGGCTCCTGATATTTTCAAGAATTCGAAGTGAGGCACACGATACCTTTCCAGACCCGCCAATGATGACAAGCGCCTCGCCCTTGAGTCCCTTGAAGAAGGTCTTTATCCTCGGGAGTTTGACGGTTTCATACTCTTCGGCTGAATCGCACTCAGGAAGTGCATAACAGCGCTCTCCCTCCAGGCCCACATCGATCTTATAGATATCATATTGAGGATATTTTCCAAAACAATCCGCAATCTTAACTCCTGCGGAACCCAGGCCTATAATATTCAAAGCTGAACCTCCATGTTTACTAGTTTGCCAAAATTTGGGCCATGACTCACATTAACTTTAAACTTTCCCAACTCTGTGTTCGAAAATATCTCTATAATCTCAGGAAGTCTTCTTAAATCTTCCTTTGTCATGTCTAAAACCACTGAATCGTGTACTGGAAAAGCCAGGTGTGAGTCCATCCCTACTAAATAATTAGATACTTTCGCCATTTGTCTCAAAACATTCTCGGCACATGTGCTCTGAATGATGTAGTTCAGGGCTGTTCTCTCTTCCGAAGGAATTACTTTGTTAAAAAAGGTTCTCACTTGGCCCTGGGTGAAGTACTTTTGTACCACAGTGTTTCGATCGTATATCTTCTCGCACATACGATCATGACTCTTAGGATTATATAGCCAAGCAAAAATCCTCTTCTTGGCCTCATTCCTGGTGCCGGCGCCGCGGAAGACATTTCTAATATTCCATTCGTGGATATCTTCAACTGGCTGGGGTTTTCCCTGGAGCGCCAAGAGTGTTCTCAACTCTGCTGCATTGAAGTCAAGTTCGACAAAGTAATCATTCGAGGGCTCGATTACGCAGCGAAACTCCTTATCCAGAGTCAAGATTGGGAAGCTAGCTGCAGTAGTTGTCAGGCGGCCTGTCTTAGTGCCATTAATATTGAATTTGCAATAAGGCCCTATCTCTCTCAGTTTTCGTGAGAACTTCCTGTGCTTTGACTTATAGAATGACAGGTTTTTGGGATTTATATTCAATTTCCTGTACTTAATGTCTTCAATATTTTTGATCAGAGAGAGTGTATGCTCATAGTTCGCTGGCTTCTCATAGTTTTCAAAAACATGCTTACAGATCATATCCTTCACATAGCACATTTCTAAAAGAAACCTTTTAGGCACTAAGTCAAAAAAACAGTTCTCATTGAGCGATACACGGGCCGTATGAAAAGATTTGAGCAAAGCTTTGAGCTTTTCCTCAACACGCTCCCAGCGCTCTGTTAGGTGGGTTGGACACGCTTCTCGCAATGATAATCCCCCACAGTATATCTTGGCATATTCCACTTCATGGCCAGAGAGGAAACTAGAGTATGACCAGGTGTGAGTCAGGCCGGCCAAGATAGAAATATCAAACGAAAGAGCGCCATCACAATATATACCAACGCACTCTCTTTTATCGTCAAGCGTCTGGAAAAGCAATACTACCTCTTTTTTATTTTAGCTGTCTTAGTTAGGAAATTTCTATAATCCGAGAATGGGCGGTCCTTGATTCCCTTAAAGAAATTCTTATTTTGCAAATCATTAAAGGATCCTTCTAGTGACGGAATATCTCGAAATACTCTATTAATATAGCCCATTGCTTCCCTCGTGTCAAGCAAATTCTTTAAACTAATTGAATTTTTTGTTATTCTCTTGATCTCAGGCTCATTAAAATTTAATTTCTTTTCATTGTTCTTGACCTTGATGTATAGTTGAAGCCACTTCTCATCTGGATATAGAATGTCGACTTCATCAGGAGTCACAGGCATTCTTTTTTTAAATGAAGTGAAGAGCTTTCCGCCTTCTTGAAAAGACTTCGAGACATTCGGGCGCGATGAAACTATGGTACTATAAGCGTTATATGCCGAGAATTTCAGAAGTCCTAGGTCATTCATATAGGCTTTTCTAAAGTTAGCGGTAAGCAGCGACTGTAGGTCGCTAGGCGCGCCAGTCTCTTCTATGAAGAGTTGCATGGGTCGTGATGATAGATTAGCAACAAGGCGCCAGGGCACGTTCTTATCCACATAAAATCCATATTTTTCGGCTACCTTGAGGTAATATGCATATTCTGGATCATCTATGAAGTTCTCGATTTTTTCGAAATCAGATGCATAATCCGCGTCGGCGAGTTCAAGTGACAGGCCAGTATGTGGGAGGCCGACGTCATTAGACATCACAAAAGAAGATTTTGTTACGATATTATTTAGGCTGAATTCCAGAACAAAGTCTTCGAAATGTAGCATAAAGTCCTCAAAGCTAAATATTTTATCTGACCTTCTAGTTTGAGTTAAGAACCTGACCATTCTGGATGTTATGATGGTAGCTAAGTTAGAGTATAGTCGATTTATTGATTCTGTTGATTTGTGAACTTTAAGTTTTCTCAAAAACGGCATGCTTCCGATTTTTCCAGATAAAATGGCATTCCTGATCTCTTTTTCGAACTCCCCATACGCAGAGATAATAAAAGGGAAAGTAAATTGATCATCAGTTCCCGGAATGGGTACCAATCTCTCATGGCGAGGCTCAATAGCGAAAAACGATGCGTTTATCTTTCCATATAGCATATTCTCTGCAAACCAGAAATCTCTAATCACCCCCTTCTTCTTCATCTCTTCGTGATCCCGGAAAGCATAAACAGAATAAGCCATTCTAGAATAAAAGTGATCTTGTGAATCTAAATCATTCTTTCCGAAAAAAATATCATTATTGATTAAAAAATTGTTAGCCATTTCTATTATTGCCCTTTATTCTGGAAGTTCTATATTGCTTTCGGGGGAGGGTGTCGGACTAGAGAGAGCCGTATTTGAAGCATCGCTGGAACAATTCCCTTTTTCTGTCTTTTGCCCTCTGTCGTTTCTGCGGGCGCAAGGGCCACCACTTGTCTCCCATAGAGCTTCGACGGTTGTTTCGAATTTTCCCTCATCTATGAAGCTAGAAACTTGCGTTACCAAGTGATAACCTCCCAGGCCCATCGCACGAGATGGAGAGCCGGGGTCCGCAGGGTTGCCAAGTTTGGTGCCGAAGCCGATTGGGTTTAAGTAAATATATTGGCCTGGAAAGAACATAGTATTTCCTATCATCCTGGCACTTATATTATAAACGTCTGCCAGGTGAGACAGCGGATTAAATTCTGACTCTTCTATCACTCTCTGTTCTCGGAGGCCGGGAGAGGTCGACCTTGAAAAACTAGCTTCCTTTAGAAGCCCAGATCTAGAACCCATGACTATGTGCTGTATACCCTTTTTTGAATCCTCTTGTTTATTTCCATTTAGATAATCTGGGGAATCATTCACCAAATAAAATACCTTATAGAAATACATGTCATTTGGAGTTAAGTTGGTCGGGTTAACAGCCTGCATCGGACTAGTGTTATCTATCTTGTTTAGATCCAACCTAGATGCTTTGAGCAGGCGCCTTTCGTTTGCATTATCGAGCCCCTTGTTGATCCGATCCTCTATCGGATTGCCTCCGCCTGGTTTTGCCGGGACACTAATAGATGCGTCCCTTATCATGAGCTTTTGAGAGCGCTGGCCATCGAAAAGATCATCGCCCAAAGCTTCCATCGCGAAATCTTTGAGACAATCTCGAATGAATTGAATTAGGGGGTAACTGTTTTTTGAAGACTTTGTAGTATGGCGCGCCCACCAATCTCTGAAGTAGGGGAGGCATACTGGAATGTCTCCAATATTAATATATTCCCAGCTATCTTGGTCGCTATAAGGGGCTATCTCCAAACATCCCAATATTATCTGCAGATTCTGAACTCGATTTGGGTGAAAATCTGCGGCATCCTCACTCTCATCTGTTGTCGAGTTTTCGCCTCCGAGGGCCTTTCTGGCTGCAATGTCTATCAAATCCCCAAGAAAGAAATAGGGGATAATCTTAGAGCCGTCTTCTTCGCGGAGACCATATGTCTCGCCAAGTTGACCAAGCTTAAATTCTACGGGCTTGATGGCTAGTGGTTTTTCTTCGGGTTGCTCCTGACCAGTTGTGGTATTATATTGTAACTTGAAGCATTTCCACCAATCGGAATCTTCTTGGGATAGCTCCCAGGCGGCAGGCTCCTCGTTGATTATGCCGGCGAATTGGAATCCCTCGGAAGCGAGATGGGCGACCGGGTTCCACCAAGTAAGGGCGTTGTCAGCATGGGCTGCGGTAGCAACGTTTCCAAGGTACCAGGCTGCAAGGGCGGCAGTACTCTGGTATGAGGTACCGCAACCACCCTCGATGACATCTGGGCGGTCGCCAAAAGCAATTTGCATCTCTTTGTTCAGAATATCATCAGATGCCTTATACAGTACTTTCAGATCAGTCGAGCCGTCGGCTGGAATTCCAATGTCGACTTTCTTAAGATTTATTATTTTTTGGCCTGCAGCGTCCCAATCGTCTGTGCTAATTTTAGCATAATAAAGGCGGCCGGTGACTAACAGGTCTTGGAATATTTTAGTATGTGATTCAAATTTCGCCCTTGTTTTCACATCCTCTATCCTCTCCTTTATTTCTCCTATTTCGTCTTTGAAACAATTTGATTCTGCCTCTTTGAGATCTTTGGTCAGCTTAGACATTTGCTTTCGAACTTCTCCGTCCAAAATGACATCTGCTCGTTTATCCATCATAATACCGTCTATTCTTCCTCGATAATCAATTGTGAGTTCAAAAGTGCCCTGTTGAGTAATCTTAAACTCGTGCTCGACTAGTGTCAGGAACAAGCTCACTTGTTGATTTCTTATGCTAGTTGCCAGGTCAGGATTGCCATGCTCTTCAACGTATTGCACGTTTGGGGCCCAGCCGACTGTAGCCTTTATTTCGTAATGTTTAGAATCGCCTTCAGTGGTTGACTCGTTCTCTGGGCAGTCTGTTTCATTCTGGTCCTCTATTGGCTTTTTTTTGTCCTTCACACTTGTTGGGCTGCTTCTAATCAGCAAATCAACATACTTAAAACCGCCTTCTTGTTCCTTCAAGAGATCATTGAAATTCTGAAAATATAATACGAGTTTGGCTGTTATATCGTTTTTTACGGTTGCTGGGTTTGTCCCGTTATATTGCCAATCAAAAGACTTTATTCCAACACCGGACCTTCCGGCGCCATGACCGGATATAAAATCGGAATCAGTATCAGTAAAAGTTTTAAAGATTAACGGGATTGCTGGTAAATCAGGATCAAGAGCGCCTTTTGAGTTATATCGAACTTTCCAAAGCTTTATCATCGGAACCAAAGAGGAGGCTTCCGGTACTGTCAAGTTAATAAAGCTCTCTGAGCCTGGTACATATGTTAATTTGTTCACCAGTTCAGAGGGAGGGCCGTCGAGCAGATATGTTTTTGAATATCGAGGCATCATTAACGATCGATTATTTTTATTAAATTTTGAGAGTTCTACCAAAGAAGAAGCCAATAGGGCTTGCATGTGAATTTTGATATCTTGTTCTGTCTTCTCTATATCTTCTTTTGATGCTGCTTTAGCTTCTGATGCTGATTGTTGTGATTGCTTGAATCTTTCCTCTAAAGCTTGTAAGTCTTGCTCATCTTTTACGCCGATCATTTCAAGGAGGGCGGAGGCGCGGGCCTTGGCATCGTAGAAGACTTCGTCGATGCCGGCGCCGCTGAAGTATCCGAGTTTCCGAGCCAGTTTTGCTGCGGATATTATGCTAGCGAAAGTAGAGCTATTAATGAGATTGTATGCTAAAAAATCTACTGCCAAAGTATCCGGATTATTTCTCCGAATTTTATCAGAGTCATCCAAGCTGGAGGCATCGGTGAGGGCGTCGAGTGATATGTTTGTATTTCTATAGAACTCCTTGAAAGTTTGGGTGCCGGCCATAAACATATCCCATTCTGCTTGAAGATCTGAGGTCTTTGTTATTATCAAATCTTTCGCTATAGCTTTCGCAACGTCTATTAAGAAGCCCTGGTTCTCTTTCGTGCTCCCCCCGTGCGTGCCTCCACCTGTTTGTATGCCACCGACAGAGCCTAGGGAGGCTTTGGCATATGTATACCAAAGATCGCCTTCTATCAAAGATCTAATTGCAGCTTTACCTACTGCTCCAGCGGCCCACCCGCTGGGCGATTCTGCAGGTAGCTCATCCAGCAAATTAAGATAGTGTCCCATTCCCTATCTCACTTCGCTTTGATAATAATATCCCAAAATATCTTCGAGGGGAAGTGGTATCAGGACAGTTTGACCAAGCTTAAAATGACTTTCAGTTGGCTTTTGATTATACCAGGCGATGAGCCACCACAATTCTGGATCTCCGTAGTGTTTCGAAGCCAGCTTATACAAGCGATCTCCGCGAGTCCATATATGCCTCACTCTTTCTAGAGAACCTCTTTTCTTTGCTGTCAGTTCATTAAAAATTGGAGTTGTATATTGTTGGACTTTTTTTAAGCCCTTCTTTTTCAGTTTCTCTTTATAAATCTGGGCGCCATTGGTTCTGATTACTCTGTTGTTATTTCTATTAGACATACTATATTTTCCTACGAGATAGATTGGGGGTCAAAGAATTCGTTTTCAAGGGCCATCTGTTCTTCAGTTATTTCAGGAGTTAAGTTGGTCGGCAAAGTCTCTGGTCCTGCGCTTTTTGCCGCTTTTGCCTCATCAGAAATCGATGATGAGTCTTCTTCTTGGGCTCGAACAGTCGAATCTTCTGGAGGGAGGCCGAGAACATCTGCATCTTCGTAATTGTCTGTAAACTCTTTCAATTTTTCCTCTGCTGTATTCAGGCCGAGGATGGTGTTTGCGCTGGTAGCTGTTGATAAAAACGGAAAAGAATCCCTCTCCGTATCCAACACGAATGGTATGGCCGGGATAACCTCCCAGTTTCCATCGTGCCAACCTAGGTGATGCTCGTGAAGCACTTCAAAGGTGCAACTAAAGGTCAGTAACTTGGGATATAACAGGTTAGTCATGCCAGATGATCCCAAATTGAAATCTGCGTCCCACCAGCCCTCTTCCATATCCGGCTTAAAGGAGAACCCACCTGGCCTTCCCAAGAGCCCTTGTGAATTATTCTTTTTTGCCAAATTGACAAATTTAAAGCGCAACAAAGGCGGCTTGTGGATAGTGGAGGCGTTTCCGGCGTCAGTGTATGTGGGATAAAGAAATCTCATCATTTGAGATGCCTTGGCCATATTCTCTCTGGCCTCTACAAGATCTGCAGATGGGACTTTCCAATCGATCTGGATCTTTCTCGTGGTATGCGAGAAGGTCTGAATTGGGTCGGGGCGCCCATATACGGCTTCAGGATTCCACTCGGACACAAAGTCATCCGAATAGTTTGTTATAAACGCTTTGAAGGCGACCTTGTTGGTTTCTGGGTTTCCAAAGATATATTCAAACTCAATAAATAGTTCTTTTTGATTTGCGTATAAATCACTCGGATCTTGAAAAGTTAAATCTTTTCTATTTTTTCCAAAATTAGCCATTACAAAATGTATTCCTTCTGTTTATTAAATAGAGTGTCAACTAAAAAGATGCAGCCATTAAATATCTTAATATTGGTTTAGCAGCTTATCTAAAGTTTCTGTCTGCAGGCTTATCCACTCTCTGCCGGCAACGTTTAGAGAGATCTGAATCGGCCTATTGAGGGCTGCTGCCGTGTGGGGTGGGAGATCCTGTGATGTTGACGCGGGGCCTGGAGTGGTGTCTCTGGATGTAGCTGCGTTGACAGAATCAATCAGTTGTTTTACTGCGAATACTTTTTCCGTGCTATCGATTGAATTTATGGAAGTGGCTATATTGGCGATTGCTTGTTCCACTTTCATCAGACCTTCTAGGTCTTTATCGAGAATTGAGTTAATGCTACTAAACATATCTGCCACCGGGATTAAGTTATCACCCTCGATAGCGTTTAGGGCGTTGATCAGTGGCCACAAAGCGGACGGAGTGGCGGCGGCAGAGAGCACTAAAGTAGAGAATGAGGCAGATAGGCTATTCAGCGCGGAGACTTTTTGAAATATTGTAGTGGGATCCAAATTTCTTAGGAGCGTGACGACTCCGCCAAGGACTGCCCCTATCACCTCGGCGACTCCGCCGAGGGCCAACATGATGCCGGCTCCAACGGCCATGATACCGGCTCCCACCATAAAAATACTTGCCCCAATGGCCAAGATGACCGGAACAAAGCTCCCGAGGGCGGCGCCGGCGGTCGCGATTACCGGCGTGGCTGCAGCAAGTGCCGTGGCGAATGTTGTTATGCCGGCGGCAGCGGCGCCGGCGGCAGGTGCCGTGGCGCCCGTTGTTGCGGCGATTCCGCCGAGGATGGGTAAGGCGAGGCCGGCGAGAGCGATAAGTGCGAAAACGGCGCTGGCGACGAGGAAAAATGCGGCGGCGAGGAGACCTAGGGCTGGCATTAAATATCCACCGAAAAATTGATTGAGATCCTGGAGTTTCTGGGCTAGCCACTTAATAGACGGGATAACCCACGTCAATAAGCTTGTGGCAAACATTCTCATCAGTTGAGTCATCTCTTCCGACAAAGTGTTGAAGTCGGCTGATTGCTTTGCGATTGCTGCCAATTCTGCTTGTGATTGCTTTATGGCAGGAACCGTCTCGTCAAATCCCCCTGCCATAACTAAAGCCAGTTCTGATACATCTTTTAGGCCCATCGCCTCAGTGAGTGCGATTCTCTCATAGTATCCCATGTCGTCAAAACTTGCGCCTGCCTGGTTTGCGGCGTCACTAAGAAGCTTCATTCTCTCTACCGGATCCGTAGTCTGGACCATCTCCATAGAGTTCAAAAATGGACCACCAAGTATTGCGTTGAGTTGCCCGACTGATTGGGCTGCGCCCTCAAAAGTATCGAATTTCTCAACGATACCCAATAACTGACTAACTTCCATGTTTGCTGCGCGTGCATTCACTGCGAGCTTCTTGTACATTTCATCACTCTGGGATCCAAATTTGGCCATGGCTGGTGCGGCCTCTTGAAGGCCCTGGGCCATTTCTGCGGGGGGCATACCTATCTCTTGAGCAAGTAAAAACATTTCTCTTGAGAAGTCATTTGCTTCTGAAGCAGAAAAGCCCATGGCTGCGGTTAGAAATTCAAAGTTCTGGGTTGTAGTGTCGGCAGACACGCCAAACTTATCTAGAACAGCAGTTGTTTCTGCGAGGTCTGTTCGCGAAGCGGCTGACATATTTTTGAGGCCTTTCACATTCTTGACCATGGACCCATAAGATTCGCTAGCAATCTCTAGGCTCACACCATGGTGATTCATACTAGATTCTAGATTAAGTAGCTCGTCTCCATAAAGCCTGGCGGCGCCAGTGGATTTATTGAAAGCCACCAGAGTATCGTCTTGCATTTTTGCTAGAGCGAAGCTCGCTCCGACCAGTGCGGCTGTTATCTCAACGGCTTTTGTCAAAGAAGATACGGCAAGATTGCTGGCGGTGAATGTCCGTTGAAGACTATCGACGAAACCATTTAGACCACCGGGTTGCATGAGCTTCCCTATCATGGAAGATTTCCACTTATCGCTGACACCCAGCATGTTCTCGAAGGTCTGATCCCAGGCATCGGCCGCGGCCTGCCGGTTCTTGAGCGCGTCAGCCTCCATAGAAATTGACTTGCCCTGTAACTTCAGGCGGGCCTCCTCGGCTGCATAAAAGGCTTCTTGGCGCTTCCGTATATCGTTAGAGTTTTGTATTATCTGCTCTTGGGCGGCGATGTACTCCAGCAGGGTCATCGTCGTGGCGGCATCGGGTATGTCGGATTCACTACTCACTTATCTAAACACCCCCTTATTTATAGGGCCACTTTAAGCCCGTGCTCTTCTCGAAATTCTTTATGGATTTATCTAATACGCTCTTTGATCTATAAGTTTCTGGATGGTCTAGGCCATTTTTCTTGAACGCCTCTAAGTACTTCTTCTCGTTGCCAAGGGTGCGCGCAAAAGAACTAATGTCTCCTCTCCTGCCCTTGAATTCGAAAAAATCTTTAGGAACATGACTACCTGGGCCGGTCGCGAATATATATTTCATCATACTCTTTATGGTTCCGGCGAACATGGCCAAAAAACTCTCATTTATCTCATTCTTTCTAAGTTCGTCAAAATCTATTTTAATTTTAACAATTTGATCTTCGTTTAGAATATTGTTCAAGACAAACCCCTCCACTGTATTAAATAGTTATTTGATAAAATAAAAGCCGAAAAGTAAAAATTCGGCCCCTATTTCTTTGAAGAACTCTCCATCTGCTGCTTTTCCATTTCAAATTGCTTAACCAGGCGATTCAAGAACCAACGTCTTATCTGAATCGGCAAACTATAAGCTTCATAAAATGACCAAGCACCATGGTATTTTAGAGTGAAGATTTCCTCATATACGCTCTCTATGTATTCATTACTTAGGCCAAAAGAACTCCGCATTAAGCGGAACCTCCGTTTCACCTTCGTAAGAACATGAGGAGCATTCAAATCTCTGTCTCATGCTAACATTTGGGATAGCTTTGGTATAGATATCTCTCAAGTGTTTAGAATCTCTAGCGGGAAGGTTATCCACTAGAGAAGCAATTGTGGCTGAATCTTCTTTCCCCTCAACAGATACAATGATCATTTTCAACATATCAGTTAATTTCGTATCGGGAAGATTCTTGTCTTTTTTATTATTTGTCAAGCGACTCAAATAATTCTCTTCTTTCACGGTCAGAAGTCGAAGTTCAACTTTAACCTTGAATATAGGCAATCTCGTCGTCACAGTCCCTGTGTCTGTAAATTCTGCATCAGAATCCTCGGCGATAGCACCCTCTGTCAAGACTCTCTGGTCCAAATCAAAGGAATGTTTCTCGACACTGATGCAAGAAGGGCATGTGATCTGCGTTGCATACTCCTCGCCATAACCAGTAACCCTGGCGGCTATGAGTATAGCGTTTCTATCTCCAATATAGAGATCTTCTACTTTTATCCTCTTATCTTTCAAAACACTCTGAACAAACCTGTCTAGAGCAACACCCTTTTTCAAGAGAGATCTAGAAGACAGAATGTCCTCCTCTCTTGCGGTCATGTGCTTTATTTCGACATGCTCCTGGTTATGAAGTGGATGATTTTGTGGATAAAATCGACCCTTTGTCGGTAGTTCGACGAATTCAGATGGGGTCTCGAATATGAGCGGGCCATCCGAATTCATTGCTGCGGAAGGGGAGATAGGATCATTACTCTCCACGTCCTTTCCAAGACCTAATCGGTCTTTATTTCTAGCCAATATACACCTCTCTTAAAATTATTTATCAGCTTCCTGGTTTAAAGAATGTTTTTCCATCGGCGGGGGCGCCGGATGGTGTGGTTTGTCCCGTTTTTGATTCATTAAGAGTCTCAAGCACAGCCCAATCAAAACGTACTGTCATTTTTATCTCGGTAAGGCCATCTTCATCGTAGCTTAAATCGCCATAGGTAACGCCTGTGAGAAAAGCATTCCAAAGAGTCCACTTTTCAAGAGTTTCGCCAACTGAATCTATCTGCTTAATGACTACTCCATTGAGTGCCTTGACCGCAGACGCTTTAGACATAGTTGTCACATCATTAACATCTTTGGGTGGAGTATATCCAGAGGCACGAATAATTGCCGCAGTATTTGCTGCAGCGTCCGGACTGACCGGATCAACCAGAGTAATTTCTATAGCCTCCCAGCTTGTTCTGCCAGGATAATAGAACTTGTGGTTTAGAAAAGTGTGATCAGCCTCTTCAACCTTTATCGATGGTTTCTGTACTGCCTTCGCATACCAAGTAGCGCCATTTTCCATGCCGCCGATTTGAACCATAAATCTAAATGCTCTTTTTGGATCTTTATTTTGAGCGTCTGTCCAGAATGCCATATTTTAAAATACTCCTTATGTGCTGTATATTCTTAAATAGTTGTTAGTTTTCTTTTAGTCATCAAAAGATGCGCCAGATCTCGTAATCACAAAATCAACTGCGATAAACTCAATAGCTCTTGCAGGCTTCAAGAATATCTTAGCATACATGATGTTCTGATCTACCAAGTCCGGAGTAGTGGTCGTCTCATCGAGAACAACCTTAAATTCGGTCAATCCCAATCTCGACTGGATACTTGACAGCAGCGGATTAACCTGATTTAGGAACCTCTCCCAAGTCACGCTAACGTTCTGATCAAACAAGAGGCCAGAAGATATTCTGGATACCTGTTTCTTAATGAAGATCATCAACCTTCTCACGTTAATTCGATCGAGTGCTGATCTCTTAACCTGCATAGTTTTTTGTCCGAAAACGACAATGCCTTCCGATGGGAATGAGGCGATTGGATTAACACTCGCATCATAAAGAAGATCCCTGTCTTTCGAGGTCAGCTTATATGTCAGGCCTGCGACTGGTAATCCGGCAGAGCCCTCTGTAAGACCTCCACGATTAAATCCTGCAGGTGCAAACCATACCTCTGATTTGGCCTCGGAGTTCGCCATGACGCCAAGTCCTATTACGGAAGGCGGGACCCAGAGTAATCTAGAGGCGATAGTATCTCGGACCTGGACCCATGGGAAATAGGTACATGCGTAAGAAGAATCAATTTGCCTCAGTCTAAGTGCGTTCACTGCGTCATTCGGGGTACTAACTCTTTCCTGAAATGCCTTAGTATTCTCTGTAAAAGGAGCATACACATCTTCGAGGTCGACGACTGCGAGAGCGTCTGCTCTGTCTTCGCAAATGTTTATCATATGTTGCGTCAATTTTGTGTTAGTCAGCCCAGGTACTGCGAGTAGATTATACTCTACAACTTCTGGGTCGGAAATACTGTTGAGAGCTTGTTGAATTGCGTTAAATGCGTAGTTGGAGTACTCGTTATCAGTGGCTCCCATGGCACTGTTTCTAAATGGTTCGATCTCCTTGATATTGAGGCCGTCAAACCCATCGTAAAGGGGGGCCGTAAAGCTGTCATAACCATCTGTCAAAATAGAAGTATAATCCCCCTGTGCAGTGGCCGAATCAAGCGATGCTCTTGAGCCGTCTTTCCAGAAGGCTGTCGCTGAACCAGAAGTGACAACTTCATCCAGGGAGAATACCCACGAATCTACAAGAGTTCCCTCAAGGGCGGTAGGAAATGATCTCAGAAGATCTCCCCAGCCTGGATCAAAGTTAAGATTGTCATTGACGGAAAGCTGGGTTGATGACTGCGCGCCGAAAAATGCGTCAGTTGGGTTTCCAAGGCCGCCGTCAGAAGCTGAGAGGCGGAGAGTCACTGCTGGCCACTGAATGGAGCATGTGTGTTGTGCGTATCCGCCTGCGTCATACATCGATGTAGGGGAAGCCTTCGTGTCAGCAGCCACTGAGCCGGTGACCAATATAGAATCTGCATCGCCTGGAGTGGTGATAGACACGGAACCGGACTCGATAGTTACTGTTGCTGGGACCTTTGGTCCTCTGACTCCGAATGGTAGAGCTTTTGGATCAGTCAGGCCAGTGGCAACATCATCTCTAATTTCTACTCGAATGTATTTCGATTGATTGTCGTACTGTCCATATTCTCTAAGTCTCTTTTGGTCATCGTCATAAATGGTATATTTATCACCAATTTTAACTCCGATGTAGTTTTCAGATGAAGGATTCAAAGATAGATTTGTATATCTCTCGACGTATTTAACAACGTTGTCTGTGTCGTTTGCTCTTCTCACCACAACATCGAAAGTACCATATTGATCCAGTAAGCTGGTAGATGGTTTGATATTCTGTACTGATATTTTTAAAGTGTTCTGGGCGTTCTCTCCAGCGTCTCTAGCGACAATTCTAAACAGATTGTTCTGGTTGGAAGCGACGTAAGATGCGGCATCTGAAGTTAGATCTTGCGAGATGAACCAGCCGGTGGCTGCTTCTTGATAATTCTGCTTCATATCAGATCTACTGACGGTTCCAGCAGCGTTTCCGAGGGCTACAATCATTGCGTCTGGGTTTGTTATGTCTCCGCCCAAAACGAGCTTTGCCATGGTATTCTCGAAAGTTTCTCCGAGCCAATACAGATTTTCACCGCGATTAAAAACCGTAGTGTCCACTACGTCAGAGTTCACTAACTGAGGATTCGTATTGAAGACATTTCTGATATACTTAGCGGAATCGGGATCAGCATTAAATGCTGTTTTGTGAACCACATTCCCAAGAGAGTCTTTTATTATAGCTGTGTATTCTGGGTTGAAGGAGGAGCCATTGTTTTTGAACAAGGCGTATGACCCTGTCTGTCCAGTGGCGCCGGCTGGGCCGGCGAGTGTTCCGCTAAGAGAGATAGAACCACTGTCCATGTACCAGATTGCCGCGACGACAGCATCTTGAGCCACTCCTGCTGGAGATGAGGAGCTATTGCAGACAACCAGGGCGTAGGCCCCACCGTCGTTACCGGGAGAAATTGTCCCTTCCGTTGCCCACCCAGCGGATGCGCGGTTTGCTGCCACCGGACTTCCAAGAAACTCTGGATTTTGACTTCCCAAAAGGCGAATCATTGTCACTGGTCCGACATCAGACTTCAGATATGCTTGGGCTGCATATGCAGCATATGTTGGGCCCTGCTGGTTCCCATCTCTCCACACATCTCCTCCGGCGCCGCCTGGTACCGGATTACCAAAAGTCTCGACATATTCAGAAAACGATTGAACGGTGACTGGTCTCATGGCTGGGCCAAATTGGGTACGACCAACGACAAGTGGGCCGATTTCTCGTTCTGCTGCCGGTAATTGCGAGTTGTCAACTTCGCTTAAAAATACGCCGGGCGATACAAATTTGAACTTTTTGACTGACATTTAAAATTTCTCCTACGGGGAATAAAATCCTGTTATACTATAAATAGTTTATTCTTTTTTCAAAGTCATATTAAATATTCCAGAATAGGACTACTTATTCCTTTTTTTGAAATATCCTTGCTTTCCGGTTATCGCCGGCAATTCCAGGTCGTAACTTCCATCTGATGGGATGTTGTATTTCTCATGTAGTTCTTTCAGCTTTTCTTTTTCAATCTCTCGATAAAGATCTAAAGTCTGGAAAGCCTTGGCCTCTGTCATCTTTGCATTGTATAGAATATCTTTAATTTTATCATGAAGCTTTTTCCTGGCATTGTCAATGTTCTTTAGCGGTGTTACATCTTCCCATGGGATCTCCAAAGTGTTTGGTGGTTCTGGTGGGGCCTCATGGATTTCTTCTTGTAGGGCTTCTTCGACTTCTGACTTCGCGTTGCTGTTAGTGGTAAAAAAACTCTTTATCTTTTCGAACATATCTTTCGATCCCCCTTTTCATTGTTCGTTCTTAAGTAGTTTAAAAAAAAGGGCCCTCCCAAATTAATGGGAGAGCCCGGCAATATTTCAATAAGATTGGAATATCGCTTTAATAGTTTAAGCTATTACGATGTGAGAGAGACCTGCTTTTGGCCCATGACAGTGACATCATCACCTGTTTCACAGCCCAAGACACTGACGGTCATAACGCCGGCGGCGGAGGACACAGTATAATCAACAGTGGTTACCATAAGTATACCGTTGACAAATACCTGCAATGAACCTTCGTCTGCGAGGTCGCCTAGGGCAACCTCATAAGTGCCATCGGAACCTACGACAGAGCTAGCTCTGAAGTGTCTTCCGTATAGGGCAAGTATATCAGCGTTTAGCTCACTGACATCAGTGGTGAGGGCAGCTTCTGCTGTCAATGCTCTAGTCTGCTCAGTGGTAACACTGGCGGAAAGGGCAGCTTCTGCTGCCAATGCGCGTGCAGCTTCAGAAGAAATATCTGCTGCGTTAGTAGCGATATCAGTATCGTTCGAGGTGATTTGATTCTGAAGAACTACATCTGCTGCTGCGAATTCAGTGCGGATTAATGCACGGTCGTCAGAAGCGGAGAGAATTTCAACACCAGCATACGCCCCTAGTGCGTCGATGTTACCCTGGAGGGCTGTATCTGCTGCTTCAAACTCGGAGCGGATTGCTGCGCGATCGTCTGCTGCTACGGTCGACAGGTTGGTGATGGAAGTCTCAAGACTACCATCAGCAGCCTCATAGGCTGCGACAACTTCGATAAATGTGTCGAGGCCGTCGGATGAACCCGAGAGGATCGCGGTGACGCGAGCGTCAACAGTATCGATGTTACCCTGAAGGGCAGCTTCTGCTGCCAATGCGCGTGCAGCTTCAGCATCGATGTTCGACTGAAGAGTTGTATCTGCTGTTGTGCGGGCTGCTGCTTCAGCATCGATGTTACCCTGAAGGGCAGCTTCTGCTGCCAATGCGCGTGCAGCTTCAGCATCGATGTTCGACTGAAGAGTTGTATCTGCTGTTGTGCGGGCTGCTGCTTCAGCATCGATGTTACCCTGAAGG